AGATTTAGGCTTGTCGCAGAAAACCATTGATGCGTTATAATTAGAAGAAAAGTTTGGCAAGAAAAAATTAACACAAGATCAAATGCTTAAAAAAATACAAGCCGACATCCTGGCAAGGCAAAAAGCAAGTACAAAAGAGCAGGCTGCTCAAGCTGCCCTAGCTAAGAAAAAAGCCGAGATTGAGTCTATGTTTGACCTAGACCGCATCAACCTACAGGCTGCCTTAAGCCGCAAGCTAAGTGCTGAGGATGAGGTGCGTGTAAAGATTTTGCAAAAACTAAGAGATGGCACAAAAGAGGCTGTTGATGAAGCCCAAAAATATGCAGATGTCTTACAAGTAATTGCGGATGGCAAAATATCTAGTGCAGAGGTAGAGATGTTAGCAAAAAAGTGGGGTATGACTACTACGGGAGTCACACTCTATCTACAAGAACTTTTTGCCGCCAATGAAGAACTTAAAAAAATGCTTGCTTTGTTGAGTCAAGTTAAACTGCCAACTGTCACCCCAGTGACACAAGCTACAACAAATGAACAAGTTCTAAACAATCTAAAAAAAGCTACAGATACTATTCTAAAATTACAAGAAAAGGTAAATGCTACAAATAAAATACCAGATGATTACATAAGAGAGATGCCTGCAGTTATTGATCCAGTGACCGGTGAATTGACTGGTAGGGGAAGGCGCAACATCCCAGAATTTATAGCTATGGCAGATGGTGGCATTGTTACAAGACCAACACAAGCTCTTATTGGTGAGGCCGGAGCTGAGGCTGTAATCCCATTAGACCGCATGGGTAGCATGGGAACAAGGGTGACTGTCAATGTTGCCGGCTCTGTTATCTCCGAGGGTCAATTGCAATCAGTAATCCAAGATGTTTTGTATAACCTTAATCGCACTGGAGCTGTAACTCAATTAAGTAATCTAGGTCGATAATGCCAGCGGCAATATTTAAAGCTGAGATTGACTTTAGCAATGGCGCAAGTTTTGATCCAGCTCTTGTCCTAGATGATCCAGCTACACCTTTAGATGTTGCAATACTAGGCACCGCTGCAGCTGACATAGTAGATATAACAGATTTTGTTACACAGTGCTACATAAGGCGTGCCTTCAATAGATCATCTGACTCATTTATTGGTGGTAGTGCCAAGATTGTTTTTGTAGATCAAACAGGTCAATTTAATCCAGCCAACACCGGATCACCTCTGTTTGGCAAAATTAAACCCATGCGCAAAATCCGCATGACTGCAACTTTTAACAGTGTTAATTACAGCTTAGGATCTTTTTATGTGCAAGAATGGAATTACCAAAGCCCCACAGGTTTTGACCCGGCTTATGTAACACTTAATTGTGTTGATGGTTTTCAGCTTCTAAACTTGACTACAATCACAACAGTCAGCGGTGGTAGTGCGGGACAAACTACAGCTCAAAGAGTGAGCAGCTTGTTGGATGCCGGAGAATGGCCAGGCGGTATGAGAGAGGTCTCTACAACTGCAACCACAACTGTACAGGCAGACAGTGGCAGTTCAAGGTCTTTACTAGCCGCCCTGCAAGAGTTAGAGCAGACCGAAGCGGGAGCTCTATATGTAGATCAAAGAGGCTTTGTAAAGTTTATGTCAAGAGCCGACATTATTACAGACTCAGGTAGCACCTTGACAAAATTCTCAGATGTAGCTTTGTCTGCAGACATTACTTACCAAAAGGTTGAGTTTGACATCTCTGATTATCAATTGATCAACAAGGTTACAGTCACGCCTGCCTCACTCTCCGGTCAAACCGCAAGTGATTTGACAAGCATTGACGATTATTTTCAACATAGCCGGGTTAGATCTGGAATCATGCAGACTGAGGCAGATGCACTAAATCAAGCACAAATGATTATTGCCTCTAGAAAAGAGCAGGGTGTTGATATACAACTTAACTCATTAACCATAGATGCCTACAGCCAAGAGGATCCGGCAAGAGTTACTGCAGCTTTAGAGCTTGATATTTTTGACCCTATTGAGGTTACTCAAACCTTGCCTGCAGGCAATGTGGTCAGTGATAGCGTTATAGCGGGTGTACAATACCAAATTACCCCAAATTCTTTTCTTGTAACATTTTCATGTGCTCAACCCTTTTCCGTAGGATATTTGTTAGACTCGGCTGTAGATGGTTTGTTAGATGAAGACATTTTGAGCTACTAGGAGATACATGGCAACCTTTGTAACCGGGCAAGTTTTAACCGCTGCACAGATGAACAGCATAGCTAATCTGACTGTCAGGGCTGTGACTACTACATCTGATACTTTTGTGACTGCAGATGCAGACAATAAACTTATTACTTACTCAAACACAGGTACTACAACAATTACAATACCGCCTAACAGCTCTGTAGCAATTACAACTGGATCAGTAATCAATGTCATAAAAATTGGATCAACCGGTACTATAAGCATTACTCAAGGTGCAGGGGTTACAATTGCCTCAACCGGTGCAACATCTACAAACCCAACGATAACAAAAACTTTTGGTGCAGTATCTTGTATAAAAGTGGATACAAACAGCTGGTATGTGGTCGGTAGAGTTACTGAGTAATAAATGAATATTTTGGGAATACTAACTCAACCATCTGTTGCGCCTGTACCAGTGACTGTTGACTACCTAATTGTTGCAGGTGGCGGCGGGGGTGGGAAAGGTTTTTCGGGTGTAGCAGGAACAGCAGGCGGTGGCGGTGCAGGTGGTTTGCGTTGCACAGTTACTGCAAGTGGTGGTAGTCCGGGAACTGTTGAAACTGCTTTATCACTGATCAAAGGACAAAATTACACTATAACAGTGGGTGCAGGTGGCGCAGCAGGCACAGGTAGTGATGCTGGTGCAAATGGTAATAATTCTGTTTTTAGTACAATTACAAGCACTGCGGGTGGCGGTGGTGGATCGGGTGCTCAGGTTGCAAAAACTGGCGGCTCAGGTGGCGGCGGTGCTTTCGCAAATGGTGGTAGTTCACTAGGTGCATCAGGAACAGCAAATCAAGGTTTTGCAGGTGGTAATTCAAAAAATAGCACAAATATGGGCGGTGGTGGTGGCGGTGCAGGTGCAGTCGGAGGCGCAGGGCGAAATGATGGCGATTCATCAGGCGGTGCAGGTGTAGCGACAACAATTTCTGGGTCAAGTGTTACTTATGCGGGCGGTGGCGGTGCAGGAAAAGCAGATTTTGCGGCTGGTAATGGCGGTGCAGGTGGTGGTGGAACAGGTGCAACAACCACAGCTGGAACTGCTACGGCTGGAACTATAAATAGTGGCGGCGGCGGTGGTGGATCAGACACAGGAACTGCTGGTGCTGGTGGATCAGGAATTGTTATTCTTAAATATCCAGACACTTTTACCGCAACCTTTAGCGGTGGTGTCACTCAATCTACACCAGCTCCTAGCGGTGGTTATAAGATTTCAACAGTAACAGCAGCAGGTGTATCTGACACAGTAAGTTGGGCATAATGGCACATTACGCATATTTAGATGACAACAATAAAGTCGTAGCAGTTATCGTAGGCAAAGATGAAACTGAACTAATTAATGGTTTAGATACTGAAACTTATTATGCACAAGGCACTCCTTATACAGTTAAGCGCACAAGTTTTAATTCTAAAATTAGAGGCACCTATGCGGGTGTTGGATATAGCTATAATTTTACTGAGGATATTTTTATTGCACCGCAACCTTATCCATCCTGGATTAGATCAGGGTCATTTTGGTATCCACCAACCTCAATACCTGCCGAGGGCAGATACTATTGGGATGAAGAAAATTTGATGTGGCAACAATTAGAGAGCTGACAAGTCCTAATGGATGGCCGGCTAGTGAAGATCGCAAGGCTATAGGCATACAATCTTTTGCCATACCTGGCACCAAACTCAAAATTGCTTGTGCAAAAGCTGTAGCACCAATACTTGTTGCCTTTTGTAAAGAGTTCCATGAGCTAGTAGAACCTATAGATCAAGGTCAATTAGATGACTGGGGATACACCTTTAGAATGACAAGAGGCTCTGACAAAGTTTTAAGTAATCACAGCTCCGGTACAGCGGTGGATTTAAACGCTTTAAAACATCAACTAGGCAAGTCAAATACATTTAACAAAGAACAGTGTAATATAATCACATTACTAATAACTAAATATGGTTTGTTTTGGGGCGGTCATTACAAAAAGCGCAAGGATGAGATGCACTTTGAGATCAAAATGGACAAAGATCAAGTCAAACAAAAAATTAAACAGTTAGGATTACGATGAAGATAAGTGCAAAACAAAAAGCAATTCTAAAATCTTATGCACGCAGCGTAGCCGCTGCCACTGTCACCACAGCTTTAGCTTTGGTAGCAGATGTGCGCCCGGAGTTATCTATCTTAGCAGGTGCATTAGTCGCCCCATTGATTAGATATTTTGATGGTCAAGATAAGGCCTTTGGCCGCAACAGCGAATGAGTCCTAATGACATGGCGGCTTTGACAGTAGCATTGATAACAATTCTTGGCTTTTTTATTGCATCTATAAGATGGCTTGTGAAGCATTACCTATCAGAGCTTAAGCCTGATAATAATGGTCAGCATAATCTTGAAGGTCGTATTTGTAGAATTGAAAATAAATTAGACACGCTATATCAAATCCTAATAACTAAAAAATAACCTGCATACCCTTCTCCTATGAAGAGCTGCGTTATAGTGCCAACTAGGGGCAGACCCGAAAACATGGCTAGATTAGCTGCATCTTTTGTTGGCACAAATGCAAGTGCAGATCTTTATGCTGTTATAGATAATGATGATCCTAAATGGAATGAGTACGCCAAGAATGACTC